CTTTGGTCATTAAGCCTTGTTTCTGCAGTTCGTTACAAATGACACGACCACCAACAATCCCACCGAGAACACCACCTACGATGCCGCCAATCCCAGGAAGCAATGCATTACCGATAGCTGTCCCGATTGTCGCTGCACCCGCAGACTTAGCAGCTTGCACTGGATCTTTGCCTGACAAAAGCTGAACACCGAAGTTAACAATGCCACCCGCAGCAGCTGACGACCAGTTTGCCCCAGCACCAGAACCGTAAAGACGCTCACCGACCTTATTGAAGTATGTCGGAGTTTGCGAGTTCATTGTGATTGCTTCGGCTGTTAGGTTTGAATTAATGCCTTGCTTAGCTGCGTTGACAGCTTTTTGGTTGTAAACATTGCCGCCTTGTGCAGCTCGGAATGCTTTGTCTGTTCCTTGAAGTTTATTATATAGCTCTAAGTTACCTGTGGCTTCCGCAGTTGTGCGGTTGGCGAGTTCTGGGTAGAATGCTTCACCTGCTTTGATGTTATCAGCTTTTAACAAGTCAAAGCCTGCGGCTGTGGTGTCTTCAACGAGTTGGCTCGGAAGGTCGCTGAAGGTTGCTTTCGCGCCTTCGGCTAGTTTTTCCGCAGTTGTTAGTGCTTTGCCTGTTTCTGATGAGACTTTTAAGTAAGGATCATACAATGCTGCGCCAGCTTGACGAGCTGTTGCTTGGGCGACTTGGCTAGCTGTTCCGACGACTGTTGCCTTGGCAATCTCGTCAGCTGTCATGAAGCCTTCAGGAGCTCCTTTCTCTTCAGTAAGACGTCTGTATTCTTCTAAGAGTTCTTGTTGCCTTGTATCCGTCGGATCATATTGTCTAGTGCCTGTTTGTATAGTCCTAACCCATTGGAAAACAGGCATAGCAGCCGTACCGTAAACATTTTGCAGGTTGCTAAGATCCATCGTAGGCTTTTGCGCAACATTTTGAAAAACGCCATATTTGACAAGATTTGGCTTGTCTTCATTTTCTTCTTCCTCGAGAGTCAGACCAGTTAGTGCGCCTTGTCCTTCTGTAACTGCCATCAGCTGATTACTCCTTTTGCTTTTAGGTCAGTGATCAGAGTTCCAAGAACATCAGCGACCTCTGCCAGTGTTGTCGAGTCAGCGTCTAATACATAGTCTAGGGTTACATTGCTGACTTGGAATGGTGTTGTGTTTGCGGCTGAGTTTATCTCGGAAAGTTGCAATTCCAAAGTGTTAACTGTTCTTTGTGCCCAGCCTTGTTCGTAATTTGTGGGTGGTTGGGGCAATCTTATGTTAACTCTACTCATCTCAGGCCATCCTGTCGTGCGTTAACTCTGAAGTCGCCTATCAACCATTCATCACCTAAAGCGGAACTTTCCAGCTTGAAACCGATCTGACGACCACGAGCTCTCAGACTTACTTTAGTTGAAGTTGGCGAAATAGTAAATGGTCCTTTTGTGACATCAGTGTCATTTGGGTATTTTCTTGACTTAACTGTCAGATTGAGTGTTCCTGCCATGTTGGCGTCTGGGACAATTTTGTCAACCAACATCAGGTCGTCACCAGTTTGCGAAACTTCCATAGGCGAAGTCTCAATGAACGCAGTCATCGCTGCACCGTCTGCGTCTGTCCCAGTTTCGTGATTGTAAAGATATCCGTCTTCGTCGTAAGCAAACGGAACTTTACGGAACCCGAAAGCATCCAACCAGACAGTTCTGTCCATAGTCCCGATTGACCAAGCATTATCTCTATAATTATAAGTCACATATGAATCAGGCTCTGGGTCAGGAGTTGTTGCTGGGACGTCAGTGCTGACGTAAAACCAAGTCACTTCGTCAAAGTCTTTGTTGAGTGCGCAGAAAAACTTGTCCGAATAGTTCTTTTGCATTCTGTCAAACACATAGTGCTTAACTGGGCAAGGGATCTCTCTGACAGCACCATTGTATACGAAGAATGTTTCGTTAGTCATCCAATAAACATCACCGTCAACATTCCCCATGACGTTCTTACCGATGGCTCCGCAGTTCGTGGCCAAAAGTCGGAAAGAGAAAGTAAACGGTGGCCCAACGAAGTTCATGCCGTAAACAGCCTCATCCGTAGAGATGAATGTTTCGTCACGAGTTGAGATTGCTGATGTTATCTTTGTTCCGACCACGAGCCGTTGATCGCCTGCAGTGTTGGTGGCTGTCGGCGTCCAGTAGGCATAGTCCTCTTGATTAGACCAACGCACGAGCATCGGGTCAATGTCTGAGCCTCCGAGCGGAGTGCAACCCATTGATACCAAGTGCCTATCAGGGAAGGAAACTGTTGTCAATCTGTTTTCGTCGGGGACATCTGAAGCCCCTCCGAGCCCAGAGACTAATACAGCTCTCGTCCCTACGCCAGCCGAAGTATCCCAATAATATATAGCACCATTGCGAACAGTTGCGATTATGTCTTCACCCCAGTTGTTGATTGACCACTGAGAGTTTTCCAACCGCAAGCTCGTAGAGATTGTTCGAGGTGTGCCCCAAGTTTCAAGACCCCAACCTCCTGAGCCCCAACCCAAGGCTGCGTTAGAAGTCTGAGTCCCTAGCCCAGCAGCCGCACCTATAAGGTAGTTAGCATCAACTGCTGTGCCGCCTCCTGAGCCTGTGCTGGTTGCGTTAGTGCCGAAGTCAACTGTGTAAGAGTTAGCATCAATGTAACTGAGTTGATATCCGTAGGCTGCATTGATTGTGTCTGCGGCAATGCCATTGGTCGCTGTTGCGCCTTCAAACCTAACCCAATCACCGTCCAACGCGCCATGCGCTGTATCAGTGACTGTAACTGTTGAGCTGCCCGAAGTCGTAGCGAAAGGATTGCTTAGGCTGGTTGAGGTTGCGCGTATCGGTGTTATGTCATACAGAGCTTGGTTCTCGTTAATCATTAGGTGATTATGAGTCCCGATTGCTAAATAATCTTCACCGTCCGTTATAGCACGCCATGAAACCATGTTGCGTGGAACACCGAGAGTCGTAGCTGTTACGGTGTAGTTAGCATCTCCGTTTGGGCTCAACCCATATTGAGTTTCTTTTTCCCACCCACCGATCTTGGTCGGGAAGCCATCTTGGAATCTGACTTTGTCTCCGTCAATATAAAATGGGCCATTCTTCCCAGCAGTATACTGAGTTACGTCTTTGACGATTCCTGGCTTAAACTGAAGGAGACGTAATGCCATCGCAGTGTTCCTTAAACAATCAGTTCAAAATGTGGGCCATCAATGAAGGCTCGTTTGTTCATGTCAGTCTTTTTCTTTACGTAGGCTTTCATAGCATCTTCCATCGTGCCATTCCACTGACGCATATCCATAGGATACGGGATTGATGCAGTTGACCAAGCAGCACCCCAGCAGATCCCAACCCCGATATCGCGAGCAGCTTGCGCCATAGCGTCAGCAATATCGTCGTAAAGGTTCAACTCCCAGCTAGCCCGAGAACCGATGTAAGCCATTAGGTCAACAGCCAGACCGTCAATGTGCTTACTTTTCATAGTTTGGCTCGCGCCTTTTTCAACTAACTCTCGCTGCTCTTCAATTGTGCGCAAACCGCAAACAACCCCGAAGTCAATCTTGGTCAGGTGGATTGCTGATTTAACAATCGTTACTAAGCGTTCGTCTACACCTTCCAGCCTTTCTAGGCTTCTGCTTGATAACTTGAATGGCATTATTTCACACTCCCTTTCATGTTTTCCACTACTTCCTCCCGAAGAACTTAGTCGCAGAGCGTATGCCGAAGCTCGCAGCGACTATGACGCCTAGCGTATATTGATACCACTCAGGCATAACCTCAAGTGCTGCAAAGCCTTGCTCAACTATAACTCGCCCCCAGTCCCCGCAAAAGGAAAGGATAAGAGGGATAGAAAACAAAATTGTCAGCCACTCGTCTTTCCAGCTTTGTTGGGAACCTTGAGCCATGACTCTTTCCCATTCAGCTTCTGACGTTGCAGCTGACAACATGATTTGGGCTTCTGCTTTTGCTTTGGCGACTTTTGCCTCAGTTTCAGCAGCTTTGGTTTCGACTTTTCCTTTCAGCCACGTTCCTGCGAGGTCACTTATTGGACCCAGTAGAGCTTGAAGCATCTTTGCTCTCCTTATTCATCCAGATCCCGAAACAACCTGTTAGTGCACCCATGCAGATTGAAACGAGGCCAGATTGTTGAACTGTCGGGTCTGGCAACCCCATATACCAGTGCACTGTCTGATAAGTTAGCAAGGTGACAACAAACATCATCAACCTAGGGAAAACTTTCCAATCGTCAATCATTGTTCTTGCCATCACTGCATATCCATAATTATTTTAATTAGTAGTGCTACGACCGCACCATTAATACCGATCATGACCATCTCAAGCCTCTTCACTCTGTTGAAAAGGTCTTTAAACTGTATGTCCATCTCGGTGCGCATTCCTACGATCTGTTTTTCCAACTCGTCGATCCTTTCATGCGCCGATTTAACGGTGCGGTCGCTCATTCTTTTACTCCGCTGCTTCCTTGGCTTCCAGAGAATTTTTTAACTCCCCGATCCAATAAGTCTTGCCACCTTGCATTTGCCTGACGTTGCGCATGCCGTTTGCGATCTTGCGCTCTAAATCAGCAACGTGATCAACCATTTCCTGTTGCTCTGGAGTCATGTCTTCAAAAGTGTATTCTACGTCGTCAACAAACACAGGCGTTGTTTTTTTCTCAGCCATTTGTCAGTCTCCTAAGTTATGCCCAAGGGGCGGTTTCTACAGCGGTGGGTGGGTTTTTCTGCTTCGCAATATTGCGCTCATGCCCTGCTTCCCACTCTGCGCATGTGATACCGTCGCCTTCAGCAGCATTGGCATCAATAACTGATTTAGCCCAACCGACAACCTGATCTTCCGTCAAGTCTGCAAACGCAGTAAATGTCGCAGGGTCGAGGTTATCAGTGTTCAAGCTAATTTGGTTTGCAGATGAAATGCTGTAGGTTGTTTCTCCTACAGTTTCTTCTGAGTTAAGTCGCCAAACTACAGAAAACACGACTTCGGAAAGACCGTCCTGTGTTCTGGTGTTTAAATTAGGGTCTACTGACCAAGTGTGTGTAACAGCCATTGTTTCTTTCTCCTGTGCTGTTGAGGGTTATTCGCTTGGGCTGGCAACCGCTGCTTTCCAAGCAGCGATATTCTCAGCCGTATGATGTTCCGTGCAAGCAGCTAAAACCTCGCCTGTTTCAGATGAAAAATCGTCGCCTGGATTAATAAATCTACGATGCAATTCACCGTTGATCTCTTCGTCTACTGCGATTTCATGCAATGGAGAAATTTCAGTGCGGATAAAGGTAGCTGTCATTTTTATTCTCCTTATGAAACGGCGTAGCAGAAGCTAAAACGAAGATTTAAAAAACCTGAACTTCGACCTAGTGGGCCAGCAGCGGGGTCTGCTCTCATGTAATTCCAATTATCTCCGCTGTAATTATAGTAGAGATAAACAGTTGTAGAAGATTGTGTGGCGGTTCGTTGAAGCCTTAGCCCATTAGTGTTCACACTTGTGACAATATTATCTGACCCCCAATCGCCACAAGTTCCACCCATTTGTGTTTGAGAAGTCCCGCTTTGAGCAAATGAAACGGGCAACGTAAATAAAACCGCGCCTGTGCCTCCGTTGGCGTAATAGTTTGACCAACTAGCAGCTACGTCGATCATGCACATCTTGTTGAGCCTAGTCCATCTAGCAGTGTAAGTTGTTGAGGCGTTTATTCCCCCAGTGCTACCTTCAATGTTTATTGTAGGAGTAAAGGTGCCAGAACTAAATGTGGACAATTGATAAGATTCACTATCTAATTCCAGACCTGTTGGTGTTAGTTTAACTGCCATTACTTAGCCTCCATTTCTGCGAGGCGTTCTTCCAACGCCGCAATTTTATTGTGTGCATCCTGCAATGCTGCCACTAGGACAGGCGTGATGCGTCCGTAATCCATAGACATCATCTCTTCGCCATCAGGATCACCTGATACAGCTTCTGGTACGATCTCATGCATTTCCTGTGCGATAAAACCGTGCACAGCTGGAGCTTCAGAATCGGCAATCCATTTATGGCTGACAGGCTTCATAGCCATCAGCTTTTCAGTACCACCAACAAGAGGCTGAATGTCAGTCTTTAGGCGGCGGTCTGAAGTGGTTTCGTAAGTTACACCAGATGTATTAGCTTTGATGTATCCTACAGGGGTTGAGTTTACTGCGATTTGTAAAACTCTTTCGTCTTCGCCAGTTGTCCAATCTCGATTAACGTACATGGATGCCCATCCACTCGTCGCATCTGTGCCTATTTCAATGTGAGATCCACAATTAGAATATGCTCCATCTCTGTATATACCGACGCCGCTACCGCTGGAATAAAAACCTGTCAGAGTTCCAGACGAAGCCACAAATGCCTTTGTTGTTGCTCTGATATAACCATCTCTATCAATCCGCATCTGCTCGGTTGGGTTTGATGCGCCATCGGCAGACGTAAAGAACATAATACGTCCTGGGGTGTCATTGCTGCCAGGAGGGCCATCCATCTGAATTGTTATGTGAGCAGCACGACTTGTCATATCTGTGCCATCTGCTGCACAAAAGTTTATCTGACCGACAGTGTCATTATTAGCGATAACCGTATAGGTTCCCGCAGTGTCTGAGCGACCAGAGCCAAAGTTTAGATATGCGCCATTTGAGTTGTTGGAGAATCCAATGATAGCCGCAGTTGCATCGTGGAAATCTGCTGTTCCCTGACCTACAATTTGAATTGATGCGTTATGACCTGCTGTAGGTGTATTAGAAGTGTATCCTTTAATTAATTGGCCAGCCGTTGTTAGCCTGTAAATCTCACCATAACTTGTGTTGCCAAAATAGGTGTCACTGCTTTCATAGTTCCACATGAAACCTAGTTCGCTGGAATCAAGTCCAACCCCAAAGCCATCAACATTAGTTGTTCCAGTTGTGTTATTTTGAAATTGTATTTGAACTTGACCACTAGAACCATCGTATAAAACTAACTGTCTTTTTGGGTCAATCCCACCTCCGATACCCACATTCCCAGACGAATTAATCCGCATACGCTCGGTTGGGGTATTCGTGCCGTCAGCGGTAGTGTAGAAAGTTAAACGGCCTGGCATGTCGTTAGAGCCAGGTGTGCCGTCTACCTGAGAAGCAATGTAAGCAGTGTAAGAGTTAATGTCGGTTCCGTCTGCACCCGCGAAATTAATGAAACCGATATTATCCCCGTTTTGCACTATAGTCGCATCCGCGCCTCGGCTTTTACCAAAGGTGAAATAACTCGTGTTTACGCTGGCGGAATGTCTAACCAAGGACAAAGAAGCATCCCCGCCCGTACCCTCAACTTGTAATAATGCCTGAATACCGCCTGCGGCTATAGAATCACTTTGTCCACCAATCAAAACCCGCTGCGACGAGTCGATCCGCATGGCTTCGGACAGATTGTTTGTCTCAAATGCCATAGACTCGTCATCATTGTCGTAAACAATACGTCCACGACTGAAGTCTGTAGTGTCGCCAAAAACAAGCCCAGCGGTGCTTGCATCCGCTGACTGAATGGTTATAGCTGAATCAGCCGCAGAATCATAAACCGTTAAGTTGTTAACCTCGCTACCACCTGAACCTATAGTGACGTGGCCTGACGAATTAATCCGCATACGCTCGGTTGTGGAAGATGCGCCATCGGCAGTTGTTCTGAATACTAGCCGTCCAGGAAGATCACCTGTCCCAGAAGCACCATCAACATGACCCTTAATTTCTGCCGCAGCAAAATGCGTTCCGCTGCCATCCGCGCCTGCAAAAATTAAACTACCCAGTCCGTAGTTATTAGGGACTGAGCCAGAAGAGTATTGCTTTATCGTTATAAAACCTGACGTTCCATCTGCATCAACAGAATTTACTGATGCAATCGCTCCTGCAATACCTGAGCCGTGGTTTTGCAGCGCAGGAAATTCATCTCTGAAGTCTTCGGCAGTTGTTGTTCCGACATAAACTCTATCATTCGCACTGTCGACATACAGAGTGTCGGTGTCTACGGTTAGGTCATTAGCGATCGTTACGTTTTGACTGTTGTCAATTGTGATGACTGCGCTGCCGCCAGTTTTGAAAACGATCGAATCGTTGTCTGCGTCAGAGCTTGTGCCGCCTTGGATCTCAATGTAGTTTTGAGTTGTGCCACCACGCTTCAGCGCAATGACCATCTTGCCAGCTTCGCCAGAAGTCTCGTTCGTTTCAGGAGCACTTACATTGATGCTCGCATATTCAACGTCTGAAACTGAAACCCCACCAGAGCCATTGTCAGTGTTAGCTGTGAAGGTTATCTTTGAAAGAACATCTCCGTCTGCTGGGGAAGCTGAGTTGCGGTAAAGTTTAATGTCTGGGCCAGAAGTTGCGCCAGCATTAGTTGACTCCGCAGTGATAAAGTCGCCAGCTGAAGAACCCTCTATATAAATAGAGTCGGTGAAGTATCCATCGTCAATCGCATTGACTGTCCCAGTTCCTGAGTCAACATAACAGATTGCTGCTCGTCCATTAGGGATCGTTACACCCGACCCGCCAGAAGTCTTGAACGTAAGTGCAAAACCCCCAGAGGTGCCATTCTTAAAGATGTAAACTTTATCAACATCAGGAACAATGACTTCGCGGTCTGCTGTCAATGCCCCAGTCATCAACACAACTGCGTTACGAGCTTCGTCGGAGGATCCGTTGTTCGTAGTCAGTGTGTAGCTGGCTGAGTCGTCGTGAGCTACCGAGGCAACCCCAGCAACACCTTGCTCAATCAGAGTTCCTAAGTTGGTGTTAGTGATTGTGCCCCATGTGCCTGACTTTTCGCCATCAGCCATGAGTTCCAATCGGAGGCTAGTTGAATAGGTACTAGGCATGGGTCATAATCCTCTTAATTAGTCAATGCGCACGATTGCTGCTGCCCCAGGAGCTGGGAACACGATGCGGAAGGTGCCTGACGTTACTGTGAAGTCACCGCCGAAACTTAAGACTGCGATTGCATTTTTGCCAGCGAGGGTGTCATTGTAGATCAACGCGCCAGCTGTTGTGAATGAGGCCGAAGTCCATTCAGGATCGTCTGCGTCAAAATACGCAGTGGTTCCTGATGTGGCAACAACTTGGTTAGTCAGAGCAACACCGCCAGATGTGTAGCCTGTGCCTGATACTTCGCCTGTTTGGCCTGTATATGTTGTTGTTGTTGAATCGAGACTTGCACTAGAAGTAAAAAGTGCGATTTTAATTGTGTCGCCACCTGTTTCAAGGTTTTGCTCTTTTTGCAACAGATCTTCCTTAAAACTGGTGCACATTGCTTGGGTAATAGCCATAGTTTAGATTCCTCCGTTATACTCGGCTTGGTAGTTGCGAGCCATTTCCTGTTGGAACAGCTGCACAGCTTCATCAAACTGCGCCTTATATAAGTTTAGCGTTTCTGGCGCTTTAAGAAAAGCAGAAGTTTCATAAAGTGACGCAGAAAGCAACAAATTCTCAGCATTATCACCAATCCAAGTGTTCGGATTGCCTGATGAGAGGCCAGCTTCGGGTGCTACGTAGTCAACTTCGTAAGAATATGTGTCGTCTGGGGTGGGGGCAACTGTTATGGTCGTGCCTGTTATTCCAGCTGTGTCAGTTGAATACATACGTGGGGTGCCAGTTGTTGAACTGTTGGGCCAATAGTCTTTTAGGTAAGAATCAATCCTGTGATCTAAATAAACTGTGTTGCCAGAGTTAGTTATTGACAGCTGCCGAATCATACGAGCTGTAGGTATCACGTATTGGCTCGTCCCTACGACCATCGCTGCTGTCGTCGTGCCTCTGTAACAAGGCATTGAAGGCAAACGCTGAAAGATCATGTCTTCAGCTTGAGCTATAATTTGATCAATGGAAGCCTGCAACTCGCTGGAGTCGTCTTCCATGAAGTTTTGTATGTTGGTTACTAGTTGTGTATAATTCATAATCCTGTTCCCCAAGCTCCGTCGCTCCAACCACCATCGCCCCAACCTGAGGCAACTGGGACAGAACTTCCGTCTCCGACTGCGCCTGTGCCTGCGAGTCCTGTTTCAATGACTTCGGAAACTGAAATTTCTTCACCGACATTACCAACAGCAGCAACTCCAGCGATTCCTGTAACATTAACTCTGACTGTGCTTCCGTCAGACTCGCCAAGAATGTGGACTGCGCCTGTGCCTGCTACGCCTGTTTCAGTTATTTCAGCTTCTTCGGTGAATGTTCCTAGGGCACCTGTGGCTGCTTCACCAGTCGGTGAAATTTCTGTTTCTAATGATTCCAGACCTATTCTGCCGAAGCTACGAACACCAGTAACAACTGTAGCTGTTGAGAACACGCCGAGCGCAGTTGTGCCTGCTGTTCCTGAAACTGATACATCAATAACAATGTTCGGAACTGCTGTGCCTGTTGCGCCAGTGGCTGCGACTCCTGGAACTTCTGCTGGATCTGTCTCAGACTCTGTTGTATAATCGCCTAGTGTGCTTGTTCCTGCGACTCCGTCAACTCCGACTGCAGGCTGAACATCGTTAACTGCTCCTGTGCCAGCTACGCCTGTGACAGTGATCTCGAACTCAAGTTGTGCTCTGCTTATGAAGCCAACACGCCCATGCCCAGGAACACCTACTGGTGGCCTTTGC